AAGATGGATGATGACAATCCAGATGCATACAAACCTGCACCAGGTGATAAGGGCGCAAAGACTAAACCATCTAAACACACTAAGAAGTATAAACAAATGTTTGGTGAAAACTACGATGGTGATATGGCACAAAACTCATTAGAGAACATCGTTAGAAATGCAAATAATCTCAAGAGAGTTGTCAAAGAAGACGGTGATTATCCAGCATGGTGGAATAGTAAACTCACTAAAGCAGATGACTATCTAGATGTATGTCATGATTATCTTATGTCAGAACTTTCACAATCAGAACAAATAGACGAAGAACTTAAATCTTCAGACAGGTCATATGTCGAAAAAAGAGTCAAAATGATTGACCAACTCGAAGATAAACTTATTCGTATGAGAGGTGCAAAAGGCACAAAAGAAGCACAGAAATTATTACAAAAAGCAAGATTCGCCCTAGAAGATGTACTCGATGCAGATGATATGTCAGAGGATTTAGAAGAAAAGGCACCAAATACTGCTGATGCAATGAAGAGATATAAAGCAGGTAAGGCAGGTTTTACAGATAAAGCACATTTAAAAGCAAAAGGTCTCATACCAAGAGCAGATGGTACTAAAAAGAAATCACCTAAGTATGAAGATTTAGAAGAAGGCAAACTCGTAGCATCTATTGACACTATATTGACAGCAATGACAAATAAGTGGAAAAAGAAGGCACAAATCGAATACAATAAAAATCCAGAAAAAGGATTATCATACATTCAAAGATTAGGTTCAATCATTGGTGCCAGAGTTACAGATAAAGAACAACAGAAGAATCATTTATTCTTAAAAATGGGTGATGAGTTACAAGAGAAAAAAGATATGACCGCAATCTCGTCTTGGAAAAAGAAATTAAAAAATGTCAAAGGTTTATCTAAAGATACTTTACAACAACTATCGATGTTACCTACACCAGTTATTACATCTTTAATAAATCAAATAGGTATGATTGTATCAGGAGATGAATTAGAAGAAAAAGGTTTATGGGATAACATACGTGCAAAAAGAGCTCGTGGTGAAAAAATGAGAAAGAAAGGTGAGAAAGGTGCACCTACTCAAGACCAAATCAAAAGAGCTCAAGGTGAAGAGTTAGGTAAAAATGCAGATGCTGGTGATTACATCGATGATTTTAGAAAGTCAGATGCACCTCAATTTAAAGGCAAATCAGACGAGAAGATTAGAAAGATGGCAATTGCCGCCTTTCTCTCAAAGAAAAAAAGATAGACCATGAGGCAATTAATAGAAGATATTAGATATTTTATGGAAGCAGGTGGTGCCTCAGCAGGTACTATGGAAATCGTAAAAACTAAAGTCGACAAAGCAAAAGAATATGCTGATAAATTGATGACTGCAAATGGTAGAAAACTTGAAGAAGAGATACCAAAGTTTGATGCAAACTATAAGATTGCTCAAAGACTTGCAAAAGGTGGTTTTGCAAAAAGAAAAGATATGCCTGTTATTGATAACAGAGATATCAGATTACTACAGAATAGACTGAAAAATGGTGCAATAGACATTAATAGACCTTTTGCAAAGAACGAAGTTCCTGATGACCCATTTCCACAAGGGTTAGATACTCAGAAAGGAAAAGAATGGGTAACAGGTGGTCTTGCTAAGAATGATGGCGATGCGAAAGATGATGTAGTCAAAGTTAGAATGAAATCAGTTGCAGTAGGACAATTAAAACCTATACAGAGTCAAATATATTTTGATAAGTCAATTAAAAACGTAGCACAATTTGGTGCAGAAGGAACAAAAGACTTTTCAAAATCAAAAAGTAATTTTTACGTAGTGTCATCTGATAATAGAATTATCGATGGACACCACAGATTTTTATCAGCAGTACTTGTAGACCCAGGCATCAAAGTAACTGCATTAGAAATAGATATGCCTATTAACAAACTATTACCAATGACACTTGCATATACAGATGCTATTGGTAACGTAAGGAATGCGTAATGAAAAAAGAAACGTTAGAAATTGGTACAGACGAAATAAGAAAAGCTTATTCTGAGGATACACCAGGTCAAATGGTCGATAGTTATATTATGAAAGACCAAAAGACTAAAAAAGAAAATGCTAAGAAACATTTCTCACAAGTGTTTGGTAATCCTCTTGAAGGTTTCCCCTACAATGAAGAGTTTGAAGTTCACTTGAAAGAGGCAGTTGAAGAGATTGGCGAGTTAGAAGAATCAGATGAAGCTTTAAAAAAGAAAGCAGAAAAAACAGGCATGCCATTAGGCATACTCAAACAAGTATTTAAAAGAGGCGTAGCCGCTTGGAGAACTGGTCATAGACCTGGCACAAATCCAACTCAATGGGGTCTGGCAAGAGTGAATAGCTTTGTTACTAAATCTAAAGGTACATGGGGCGGTGCAGATAAAGATTTAGCAGCAAAAGTTCGTGGCTAATTTAAAAAAAAGAGCATTTCATAAACTAAGAGATTCAAACGAGATGTTAGTATCTCGTCTGTGTTATGACCATGGTGATTTTTTTCGTAAGCTGTACAATAGTAGATGTATTAGAAAACGAAGAATTGATGAAGTGGTAGAACTTACAAATCAAGTTTTTCCAAATCACATAATTGAAACTGGTACAACAATGGTAGAGAGAGATTGTCCTGATTTAAAGATTGAACTGCCTGTAAGACATACAAATGATAACCGTTTGTCCAATAAATTACCTCAACTAAAAGAGGACGAATGGTTTTATATAGATGTCAAAAGAGTACCTGGTGTGATGGCATATTCTCTACCAAAAACTCCAGAACTTGCTCAGAGAGTTTATGATTTTTGTATAGATAACATAAACAAATGGGCACCCATATATCACGGAGATTGGAATCTGGATAATATCATTGTCGATGGTGATAAGATGACATTAATAGATTTTGACTACATAAATACTAACACTAGGCAAGAAAATATCGAAAAATTAGATAGAAAAATGAAGGAGATAGACCAACTAGGAAAACTTTATGAAAACGTTCAGAGAAGTTGCAATTGATAATGTCTTAGACGAATTGCAAGAAACAAAAACAAATGTTTTAGACAATCCTTTTAGATTGGGTTCTTTCATGTACTTTGAGGTAATCAAAGAAGTTAGAAAAAGAATCGAAGAAGGTAAGTATAGACTTACTGAAATAGACAAAAACATAATAGAAACTGATTTAGGTCAGTACGAAATATACGAAGGTGAATTAGTTCCTCTAGATTGTCCAATGATGGCAATTACAGAAGACGAAGATAAACCTTTAAACAAACCTATGAGAGGCGGACCTAAAAAGTTTTATGTTTATGTAAAAGACGGCGATAAAGTTAAGAAAGTCACATTCGGAGACACAACAGGTCTTTCAGTGAAGTTCTCGGACAAAAGTGCTAGAGCATCTTATGTTGCACGTCATAATTGCGATACTGCTAATGATAAAACCTCAGCAGGATATTGGTCATGTAGACTTCCTTACTATGCAAAACAACTAGGGTTATCAGGCGGCGGTTCGTTCTTCTGGTAAAAAATTATGTTAGAAACAATGTGCGAAGTGTTAAAACACTCATACAACCTTGGTCTAATTTCAACAAGAGACGGCAACGCTTCAATTAGACATAAAAAAGATGGTCACTTCTATATCACTCCGTCAGGTGTGAGAAAACAAAATTTACAATACACACATTACAAAAAAATTGATGTCGTATCAGGATTGTCAATGGACTATACTCAAGAAAGTATAGGAATGAAACCTAGTGGAGAACTACCACTACACTACGGATTGATGAAAAGGATAACAACAGGTGTTAGATGTGTAGTGCATTTACATCCAACCTATACCGTAGCAGCTATGCATAGAGGTATAGAATTATCAACATTATGCGAAAAGTTTCCTGAACTATCAAGATACACAAACGTAGGTCCAAATGTTGGTATGGTACCACCTATCAGTAAAGAACTTGCAGATAAGACACATAAAGCAATGGGATTAGATTCAGATGGTAGTACTAAATATGATATAGTAGGTATCGATGGACATGGTGTAGTCGCAGTTGGAGAAACACCTTGGCAAACATTCGAACATATTGAAAGATTAGAACACATTTGTAAAATTGTATTAGTATCAGGAAATGTCTAAACCTTACATAGATAAACCTTTCGAACAAGAAGGCACAGGTCAAAAATATTTGATTAGAACTTTTGACGAAAATTTAAAAGAATCAGAATTAGTTTGGCATAGAGATTTACAAAATAGAAATATACATGTTCTAGATGGAAAAGGTTGGAAACTTCAAATGGATGACAAGTTACCAACAGAATTGAAAATAGGAAAAGAGTATTACATCGCAAAAATGAGTTATCATAGACTTATTAAAGGTGAAAATAACTTAATTCTGAGAATTAAAGAAATATAAATAACTATTATGGCAAAACAACAAGAAACTTGGCAAGAAAGTTTAGAAAGAGTTCGTGGTAAGATAGTTGAACAGCAAAATATTGTTGAAGAAACATCTATATCCGAATCTTCAGTCGATGAAGAAATAGAGCAACTTTTATGCAATGAATTTAATGAAGAATCAACTGAAGAGGAAGTAATTTTAGAAGCATCTGCTGGTGCTATGATAGACCAATTATTCAAACTTAAAGGTGATAAAGATGCTGGTTATGGTGTTGCAAAGATGTTAAACATGACTGGTGTTAAAGTTGTTCAACAAATGCAAAAACAAAATCCAGATGGATTTATGAAAACCGTTAAAGCATTAGGTAAAGATAACAAAATCAAACTTGCTACAAACAATGCATTGATGAAAATGTTCAAAGATGCAGGTGTAAAACCACTTAAAGATGAAGTGGAAGTGCAAGAAGAACTTTCAATAGAAAAACTTGCAGAAAGAAACATGTTGGGAAGACTTGCCAAATCTTTAAGACTTAATGAAGAAGGCAAACGAAAAATGTTTGCCTACTTCGAAAAAGGGGAACTAAAACAATGATAGATGAATTAACAAAAAAACTCTTAGATGATTCACGTGCAATCTTAGAGGGCAAAAAACTTGACCCTGTGGGTAAAGCAGATGCAGATATCGACAATGATGGCGATGTAGATTCTTCAGATGAGTATCTAAAGAAAAGACGAGCTGCTATTTCAAAAGCAATGAAAGATGAAGGCAACGCCTTCACTAAAGCATTGGCATCTGCAAGAGAAAAAGGCGAAGGCGAGTTTGTAGTCGCTGGTAAAAAATACCAAGTTAAAGAAGTCGAAGAGTTAGAGAAAGATAAATCTAAGAAAGACATCAAAGAAGCAGAAGAGAAAGACGAAGACGAAGAAGAAGTTGAAGAGTCTAATCTGTTTGAAGATGAAGAGTTGGCAGGTATGATGAATGCTATGATGAAACACAAACATGGTTCACCAGCATTTAAGAAAGCCAAAAAAGAAATCGACATGTATCTTTCAAAGAATTACAAAAAGAAGTAGGAGTCTCATGAACTTATTTCACGAAGCAAAAAAGATTTTAGATAAAGATGGTAAGGTCAATCCCCTTGGACCTTACGGAAAACAAAAACTCACTGGTCGTGAAGTATCAACTTACTTTCGTAGAAATAAAGTTAAAGATGCCAAGATTCGTAAAGCAGTAGAAGTTGCTTTAGACCTTGGTGGTGCAGATACGATTGCTCGTCAAGAAATTAAAAAGTTTTACGGCGATAAAATTCTTAAGTCTAAAGAAGTACAACAAGCACTACAATACGCCAACGAAGAAGTTTTTAAAGAAGATACTGATTTATCAGAAGACTATAGAAAACTTGCAAAGTATGGCATGGGTACAGAAACTTCTAAAAGTGCTAAAGTTGGTCTAGAGTTAGATTTCTATGACTCTAAAGGTAACAAAAAATTTGGTAAAATCTTACAGAAAACTAACACAGGTTATCTTGTCAAAGACGACAAGGGTAAAAAACATGTATTGAAGTATCTTGATAGAAAGAAAGCTAAAGATATGTTGAAACCAAATTACATCCATACAGAAGATGCAGAAAAGAAAGCAGAATTAGCACTCAAACAAACAAGAGAGAAAGAAGCTCTTGCAAAGAAACACGAAAGAGAAAAAGAGTCTATTGCTGAGAAAAGAGTTGCAGATGTAGATGGACCACCAAGTCAAAAGTGGAAAGCGTTAAGTTTTTCTCAACACCCACATAAAGGTTTTGAAGGTGAAACAATGCCTCAGAAGATGAAAGACTTCAGAAAACCTGCATTAACACCTTCTCAATTGAAAAAACAAATGAGAGTTGAAGATGCCTACAGAGCAATGTGGGAAGACGGTGAAAAATATGCACCTAAACAAGAACTCGGTGAACAAGATTTACACGAAGAAGTTGCAAATATCACCGTAGACCCTAAAAACAGAATCAATAGTGGTCAACAACAAGGCTATCATGGTATGGAAATTGCTAAACAGGCAAGAAGAATGGGCCTGAAATCAGCAGTTATGCATAAACATGTAAGAATAAAAGGTAGTAAGAAAGCAGTCAATGACTTTCTAAGATTAGTCATAGGTAAGTCAAGATACGGAGACCCAACAGAAAAAGATATGTCTACACCACAAGTAGATAAAATGTTGACTAAAGGGTTGAAGTAATGGAAAAAGTATTAACAGCAGATGCAAGATATAAAATCTTCAAAGAAAAACTGAAGAAATTAGGTTATGTCAAAAAAGAGACTCTTAAAATCAATAAGATTATGGAGAAGATTTCTGATTTTGGTATGATGTCAGATGCTGGTAATAAAAAGATTGCACGTGCTGTAGCACAATCAAAGAATGAAGCAGACCTGAAGAAGAGAATCGAAAAGATTTCTACTATGGCAGGTGGTAAGTATGCTGAAGCAAGTGAAGACGAAGTCTTTATGAGAGCTAAAGATGCATTGGCATCAGTTGCAAAAGGTGTGCAAAACAGACCTGATGCAAATATGTTAGTTCAACTTCGTAAATTTAAAGATGGTTCTAAAGACGGTGAAGTCAGAACAGACGACATGAAGAAAAGTAAAGTGAAAAGAGACGATGCAGTCAAAGTTCATGACATTTTAATGAAGGTAAGAGCACCAATTAGGGATAAATACCTTCGTTTATTACAAAAAGATACTAAAAACTTCAAAAAAGTTTTTAACGCAATCGCAAAAATGAAGGTTGCTTAATTAGGGAGAAGAAAATCATGGCATTATGGGGAATAACAGATTCAGATGAATCAAGACCAAAATACCTAAAACAAGAAGATAAAAATAATTGTGTGGGTAAACCTGAAGGTTGGGTTTTAAAGAAATCAGTTGGCTCTAGAAACTTGGAAGAAGTTCTAGTTGCAGTTGGTTCACAAACAAACCTTGCAACTGCATTAGGTAACGCAGATATAGTAGGTGTATACTTTAAAGCTGCATCATATGACCAAGGCGATACAGGTGCTGTTATAGTCAACTATAACGAGAACGTTGACGTAACTAATGGTGCAACATTAGTTGTAACAGGTTCAGTATCAGGAAGTATTACTGCAACTGCAGCTGCTCAGACAGGTGTTAACAGCGCAGAGTTCACATTTACCGTACCTTCACAAACAGAAGACTTATCTATCGGCGCACAAACAATCAGTGGAACAATTGTAGATAACGGAACATCTACTGCATCAGACAAAGTATTTGCTGTTGGTGATAGATTAGGTGGTGCTGGAACAGGTACTTACGCTGATATTAGTGTAGCATAATGAAGACTAAAGTTTTAGGTTCACAAGCCGCATGTGGAACAAGTTCAGGAAACGGTTCTAACTTTGGAAGTGCAACGGTAGTAAGATTGTATAATTCTGGAACAACTGCAAGATTAGTTTCTGTAGAAGATTCAAGTAATACTCTTATAGGCACATTCACACTTGCTGGTGGCAGAACAGAGTTTGTAGAGAAAAATGCTTCCGATGAGATATTCGCTGCCAATGCAGAAGTATTAGGAGTCGGAGTCGCAATAACAACATAGGATTATTATGAAAAGTTTTAAAGAATATATAACAGAATCAGGATTAGGTCTAGGAATAGATTTAAGAACATCACATCACACTCCTTATGATGTCGATGACTCTGAAGTTAAAAACTCAATCAACGCAATATTAGGACACGTAGCAGTATCAGAATTTTTAAACCCAAATGCCGCTGTTGCTCAAATGGAATCTAAATTAGGTCAACTAGGTATTGCAAGAATGAGAAGTGCTGACCAAGGTGATATGGCAATGGAAGAAGAATTCGGTGACTCAGGTGAAATGAGTATTTCTTTCAGCAGATACGGTGAAATCACTGGTAAATCTGTAGACACACCGATTGATGAACTAGACAAAGAAGAAAAGACTTACGACTTACAAGTTAGATACGAAAAACTAGACACAGGTTCTTACAAAGTTTACGGTCAGTTAGTTTAATACTAACTAAATACATTTTACATTATGGGTCTTTTTGACAAAATTACAGCAAAGAACTTTTCAGCGTATGCGATGAAGCATTACGATGACCCCCAATGTGAGGACATCGAAGACTTCAATGAGGACTTACGCAGATTCAGATATCTAAAACGTCTCTTACATCGATACCATGACCTTGGTGAGATGAGAGAACGTCTCATGTTAAATCATATTATATGTTTACTCAATGTTTTTGGTTTTGAACCATGCATGAGAATGTTAAATTTCAAAATTAGCGAAAAGGAACATTGGACTTCCATAAAAACCATGTTACTTTATCTAGAGTATATCGATGATACATGGTTTCCTGATATTTCAGTAGATATGAAATTAGCTGAAAGACTCAGAGATATGTAGTTTCAAAAACATAAATAGTTACTATGGTCGGAAGAGTAATAGATAGTTTAATCGTATTTCGTATCTTAAAGATGCTAACTACACCGTTTAAAAAAACACAAGCATATAAGTTTGGTTTTATAGATGACCGTGGAAACAGAATCAAAACATTGCCTGACCCAAATAACCCAGCAGTCAAACTTCCAAATAATCCTTCAACTAAAGACGAAAAAAATTCACTTACACCACTTCATAGATTAGTATTCAATCTTAAAAAAATCATAGAAAAAGTACCATTTGGTAAATCTGCCTTTGCCTCATATGCAGTTGCATTGTTACTTCTTAAAGAAGAAACTAATTTACCAAGTGACCAAGTAGACCAATTATTTGAAGAGTTTTATAGACATTTAAAAGATAATAATTTATTTAATGCAGAAATGTTATCAGAGAGTCAAAGTGTAGGAAGAATTACCAATCAAGAAAATTATTATCTAAGAACACAAATCAAACAAAACTTTGATGAATTAGAAGAAATCAAAGTTTATCCTGCAAAAACTGAAGTCACAAATATCAAAGAAATCAGCATAGGATATGGAATTACCATATATGAGGGTTATATTGGCAGTGACAGAATAATACTAACGGCCGAAGATGTTTATTGAAGAAATACTAAAAGTTGACGAATTGCTTTTTGCTCCACAATCGGAACTTAAACCACCAAAATACGAAAAACTAAAAATCTTTGATGAAGGTTGGCAAAATTTCATGTTGCCTAGACCTCCAAAAAATTCATCACGTGAAGCATTAAACGAATTGAAATTGATACAAAAAGAATACAATAGTGCTGATGATGAAACTAAACGTCAATATATAAATTGTGATGAAGATGCATCTTATTATATAAAAGAAGTATTAAGAGATAATAATTTTGATTTTGATGAAGATACAATGGAAATGATAGAAGACCAATGTCGACCTATTATTAAACATTACAAAAACCATTATAATAGACCAAGACCTTATCAACTTGCTGATGCTTTAAATATCGAGTTCAAAAGATTTAAAACAGAAACATCAAAAACACCTTCATATCCTTCAGGTCACACCGTGCAACCATATGTCGTTGCAAATCATTACGGTAATTTATATCCAGAAGTCAAACAAGAATTGAGAGATGCAGCTGATATATGTGCTTACGGCAGAGTACAAGCAGGTCTACATTATCCTAGTGATTATAGAGCTGGAATTATTTTAGCAGACCACATATCAGAATTTTTAAATTTAGATAATCTTAAAGAAGATGCACCATTAAACTCTACTGGTGATGCCGTGCAATCGAATCACCCTTTAGTTCGCAGTAAGTCGTTATACAAAAGAAAGAACGAATTTGACACAAAACGACTATACAAATTACTAAAAAAGAGATATAATTAATCGTAATGGTTAAATTTCTCAATTATCTAGCCCTACTTACCTCTTTAGTAATCGCAGGTATAGCAGCTTATTTCTCAATTTTAGGTATGGCAACTATGTTTGCAGGTGCTTATCTAGGTACGGTTGTTATGATGTCAGCACTTGAAACAGGTAAACTTGTAACGGCTGCATATTTACATCTATTGTGGGACAAACTCAACTATCTTAAATATTATTTATTATCATCTGTAGTAGTATTGATGCTAATCACATCACTTGGTATATTTGGTTATCTTTCAAAAGCAAATATCGAAGTGAATCTTGTAGGAGATGGTAATAATCTAGAGTTATCGATACTTGATACACGTATTGAAGCAGAACAATCAAAAGTACAAAGACTACAGGAAAGACTCGCAGGACTCGACCTGGTCGTCACCACGGGTCGTCCACAAGACAGAAACTATATCAATCGACAACAACGTGACGAGAGACGACAGATTGCAGAGGACATTGATACATCAATAGACTTGATAACACAATACACTGAAGAAAAACTACCAATACAGAGAAAACAACTTGAACAAGACTCAAAAATAGGTCCAATTAAATATGTGGCCGAAGTAATTTACGGTCAAGAAGAGTCTGTCAAGTATCTTGACAACGCTGTCCGGTGGGTAATTTATGCGCTAATTTTTGTATTTGACCCGCTGGCTGTCCTATTACTTGTATCGTCAGCAGGATTAATTGCACGTAAAGTAGAAGAAGATAAACCAAAAGTTGTAGAAAACAGATACGTCATTCAAGTACCAAAAGACAGAGTTAAAAATATCAAAAAAGACTTACAATAACACCCATTTTAGTGTATAATAATATACATGCTATGGTTGGAAAAGAAATATTTGTCTATGGTCATGTCAAATTTAGACATGGCAAAATGGATTAACGAAAACACGTTAAATCATCGATGTCCTTATTGTGGCGATTCGCAAAAAAATCAGTATAAATCACGTGGATATCATTTTCTTAAAGACCAATCTTTCATTTACAAATGCCATAATTGTGGTAAGACCACTTCAAGTGTTCATTTTCTAAAAGATAATTTTCCAATGATACACAAAGAGTATCTAAAAGAATGGTTGCAAGAATCAGGTAAAAAACCAGTAAAAAAAATGCCTTCATCTAATAAATTTAAGTTTACACCAAGAACAGATATTCTAAATAAACGTGAAGACTTAAAAGCAGTTGCAGTTCCAGTTTTAGAGAAGGCAATTGCAAAAGAATACCTTTTAGATAGAGGAGTTCCAGAATCCAAACTGAAAGGTCTTTGGTTTTGTGATAATGCTCAATCGTTATCGTTTCTAGGCACAAAATACAAAGATAGAGTCTTGGGTAATGACCCTAGAATAATATTACCATTTTATGCAGAAAATGGGGAACTTGTAGGATTAACAGGTCGAGCAATTAATGATTCGCCTTTACGTTATTTAACTATGAGATTCCGAGATGATGTTCCACTCATCTTTAATCTTAATGATGTGGACAAAACTAAAACTATTTACGTCACTGAGGGACCAATAGATAGTTTATTCCTACCAAATAGTATTGCTGTAGCAGGTAGTGACTTTAAGAAAATAAGCAAAGATATAAAAGAAAATGCGATACTAATTTACGACAACGAACCAAGAAATAAAGAAATAATTAAAAAGATAGAAGAGGTCATAGACCTAGGTTATCGAGTCTGTATATGGAATGATAAAAACATTTCACAATGTAAAGACATAAATGATATGATAATGAGCGGTTTAAGTGAAAATGAAGTGGTGACTATTATTGAAAAATGTAGCGTATCTGGTCTCTCAGCACAATTAGCATTAAAGGAGTTTAAAAGAGTATGAATTCAGATATCAAAGTAGTCAAGTCTGACGGTTCAAAAGTAGAAATTAATTTAGAAAAAATTCATAAAATGGTAGAGAAGGCATGTAGAGGTATTACAGGTGTCTCTGAGTCTTTAGTAGAAATGAATAGTGGTCTACAATTTTTTGATGGTATAACAACAAAAGAAATACAAAAGATACTTATCAAAAGTGCTAGTGATTTGATATCGTTAGAGAGTCCTAATTATCAATTTGTAGCAGCTAGACTTTTATTATTTGCAATTCAAAAACAAGTTTTTAACACAAAATGGAAAGATGCAGAGATATATCCTTCGCTTAAAGATATTATAGAAAGAAACGTAGACCACGGAGTTTACAACAAAGAAATATTAAATTATTATTCAGATAAAGAACTTAAGAAACTAAATGGTTATCTTAGACACAGCAGAGATTTCGAATTTACTTATGCAGGTCTACAACAAATAGTAGACAAATATTTGGTACAAGATAGAAGTAGTGGAGACATTTTTGAAACTCCGCAATTCATGTACATGTTAATCGCCATGACATTATTTCAAAACTATGGTGAAAATAGATTAGATTATGTAAAGAGGTATTATGATGCAATCTCACAATTCAAAATTAACATACCAACACCAATTATGGCAGGTGTTAGAACACCGCTTAAACAATTCGCTAGCTGTGTGCTTGTCGACTCAGGAGACTCTCTCCCATCTATCTTCGCAAGTGACATGGCTATTGGAAGATATGTCGCACAACGAGCAGGTATTGGGATTAACGCTGGTAGAATCAGAGGAATTGGTAGTAAAATTAGAGGCGGTGAAGTCCAGCATACTGGAGTTATCCCTTTTCTTAAAAAATTTGAATCAACGGTTAGATGCTGTACACAAAACGGTGTCAGAGGTGGAAGTGCTACTTGCCACTTCCCTATATGGCACCAAGAAATCGAAGACATCATTGTTCTCAAGAATAACAAAGGGACTGAAGACAATCGTGTCAGGAAACTCGACTACTCGATTCAATTAAGCAAGTTATTTTATGAAAGATTTATCAATAACGAAGATATCACTTTGTTTAGTCCTCATGATGTGCCTGGTCTCTACGAGTCATTTGGCACAAATGGGTTTGATGAACTATATCAGAAGTACGAAAATGCATATTCTATCCCTAAAAAGAAAGTAAATGCAAGAGAACTTATTACAGATTTATTAAAAGAAAGAGCGGAGACTGGCCGAATCTATATCATGAATATAGACCATTGTAATACGCATAGTAGTTTCTTAGACAAAGTGAACATGAGTAATCTTTGTCAAGAAATTACCTTGCCGACTGACCCTATTGAACACATTGATGGTGATGGTGAGATTGCATTATGTATTTTGTCAGCAATCAATGTAGGTGTCATTAAAGATGATGAGTTAGAATCATTATGTGACATCGCAGTGAGAGGTTTAGAAGAACTGATTGATTATCAAGAATATCCAGTTGAAGCTGCAAGAATATCGACTATCAACAGAAGAAGTCTAGGTATCGGTTATATTGGCCTCGCACATTTCTTAGCAAAAAATAAAGTCAAATATGATTCACCTGAAGCATTACAACTTGTACATGATTTAACAGAAAGTTTTCAATATTATCTGTTAAAATCATCTAATCAAATTGCTAAAGAAAAAGGTGCATGTGGTGATTTTGATAAAACAAAATACTCAAAAGGAATTTTACCAATCGACACATATAAGAAAGATGTTGACGAATTAGTTAATTCAAAATATAAACATGATTGGGAAGAATTGAGAGAGAATATACAAGTTGTTGGTTTAAGACATTCGACACTTACAGCACAAATGCCAAGCGAATCGTCAAGTGTTGTATCGAATGCAACAAACGGAATAGAACCACCAAGAGATTACTTGTCAGTTAAGAAGAGTAAGAAAGGTACACTTAAACAGATTGTACCACAATATTCTATATTAAAAAATGCATATACTTTATTGTGGGATATGCAATCAAACGAAGGATATATTAACGTAGTTGCTGTGATGCAAAAATTCTTTGACCAAGCAATATCAGGAAACTGGTCTTATAATCCAGAAAATTATGAAAACAACGAAGTACCTGTGTCAGTTATGGCAAAAGATTTGTTAAACACGTATAAGTATGGATGGAAAACATCTTATTATCAAAATACCATGGACGGTAAAACAGAAGATGTAATTGCAGATAAACCTAGTGCTGTAGATGATGCAGCTAATGTTATGTCAAAGTATGAAGAAGGAGAAGATTGCGATGCCTGTGCCATTTGAAAAGAGAACTATAGCATTTCAGAGACCTGATAATTGTAAAGAAGGTGAAGAACAAAAATTTGTAAAAGGTAAAACAAATCCTGAAACATGGGAATTTGTCAAAAACAGATACGTAGTTTTTAGAGGATTAATAGAACCAGAGATTATCAAGTTCTGTTTAGATACATGGAAAGCAGTCGAACATCATCCAAATTCTCAGAGCATTTTAAATCAAGAAACGAGAGATATCACATATAAAAATCCAAAAGCTTCTATTGGTAAATCTGTAGCTGGATATTCAACGCCTTGGGGAATAGCAATGCACGAATATCTACATAAAAAATTAGATGATGTTTTAGATTTAAATTTAGGTCCTACGTACACATATACTAGAAAATATTTACGAGGTGCATATCTAGGTTCACATACAGATAGACCATCATGCGAAGTTAGTGCAACTATATGTTTGGATTATAAAACAGATGATAACACACCATGGCCCATATGGATTAGAAACGATAGAGATTTTATAAATGAATCTTCTGATTATGTAAAAGAATGCACTCAAGATATACCTCAAAGATTAAGAGAAGAAAATAGTTGTCGTAAAGTTTTACTTGAACCTGGCGATGTCATGATGTATCAAGGACCAAATGCACCTCATTGGAGAGATTATCTTTTAGGAGATTATTCATATCATATGTTTGTACATTTCTATAATAGAAATTCTCGTTTAAGAGAGGCATTTAGCGAAGATTGGTTTTCAAAAAAACACGAAAAAAGTAGATTACCTGGCAATACGTTATTAAGTGCTTTAGAGTTAGACGGTAGAGAACACATATATAGTACTCAGCAAAATAATCCAGATTTTCATCACTTTACTGATGTATATAATTCAGTAAAAGAGAGCAATCATGAACATGATATGCAAAAAATTTCTGCTACTAATGATTATACTGATTGGGAAAAAATATGAGCACCGTATTCAACAAAAACAACGTAGACTTCAGAAAGAACAAAATGTTCTTTGGTGAAGAATTAAACACTCAAAGATTTGATGAGTTCAAATATCCAATCTTTGATAAACTTACACAAAAGCAATTAGGGTTCTTTTGGAGACCTGAAGAAGTATCTTTACAAAAAGATAGAGGAGATTATCTATCACTCACTGATGCACAAAAACATATCTTTACATCAAATTTAAGATATCAAACACTTTTAGATTCAGTTCAAGGTAGAGCACCATCTATAGCATTTCTACCATTCGTGACTCTACCTGAACTTGAGTCTTGTATCATCACATGGGACTTCATGGAAACTATTCATAGTCGTTCTTATACACACATTATAAAGAATGTTTACGCAGACCCAAGTGATATATTCGATACAATTATAGATGAACCTGCAATTATCAAAAGAGCAGAAATGGTAACAGAAAAGTACGACAAATTTATAGAGTTAGGTCGTAGACAATTATTAGGTCTCAAAGTAGACGAATACGAATTATATAAAGCATTATATCTGGCACTTATATCAGTTAACATCTTAGAAGGTATACGATTCTTTGTATCATTCGCATGTTCATTTGGATTTGGTGAGTTGAAACTTATGGAAGGTTCAGCAAAAATTATATCATTCATTGCTAGAGATGAAGCACAACACCTTGCAGTATCACAACACATTCTCAAAGCATATAAAAATCAAGAAAAAGATAAGATAATGAATCGAGTTATGAAAGATTGTGAGCAAGAAGTTTATGCAATGTACGAAGATGCAGTTGCACAGGAGAAAGAATGGGCAGAGTTTCTATTCAAAGAAGGTTCAATGATTGGTTTATCTGTACCATTACTTGGTCAATATGTAGAATTTATAGCAAACAAAAGACTTAGAGCGATAGGATTAAATCCAATCTATGATATATCAAGTGCAAACAATCCTTTACCATGGACACAACATTGGTTTAATAGTAGAGGGTTACAGAATGCACCACAAGAAACTGAGATTGAATCATACGTCATTGGTGGTATCAAACAAGATGTGAATGATGATACTTTCTCAGACTTTAAATTATAGAGATAAATTATGCAAATATATGAAAAATTAGAAAGAATTGTTGTTATGTTTACTGGCGGTATTAAGAGTACCGCATTGTTAGATTTTGTTGCAAAAAACAAAGGCGAAGAAGATGAACTAATATGTCTTCATGTTACAGAAGAAGGTAAAAAAACACACGAAAATTTACAAAAAATATGCGACTTCTATGGTGTCGATTTAATAATAGATAAAAGATACGACCCATTAAACGAAAATTATATGAGTATGGAAAGATTGTCTTATAGTATGTGGTTTGTATCAGCACTAGATATGGCATTAAGACAAACTGATAAAAAAATAAATGTTGTTTTTGGTGCAGATTGTGGTTTAGAAAAAATTGCTGATGGAGGCACATTACAATTTCCTATTTTCCCAAAAACACTAGAATTAATTCAAGCATTTAGATTGTTTACAGATTTTGCCGAACCTACATTCAAGGGTGTTCGACAATTCACACCTTTATTGAATGGATTGCCATTAAGACAACAATACGATAGACTTTCGAATGAAGTTAAACAACTAGTCGAACAGATAATCGATGACTCAGGCAGTGAAAGTGAACAAATGCTACTAGAAGATTTAAGGAGGTAATTATGATAGAAATTTTCAGTAAACCAGCATGTCCATATTGTGTAAAAGCAAAGACACTTTGTGAACAACAAGGATATGATTTTGAATATAAAATGTTAGACGAGGACTTTACAAGAGAAGAACTCTTTGAACAATTTCCTACAGCAAGAACTTTTCCACAAATCAGAATAGATGGCCATGCAATCGGTGGATACGACAATCTCTTAGAATGGCATCTCAATAAGTAATGAGAAAAATACAACTATTCATGCCTATTGAAAAAGACCAAGATGTCATTTGTGAGAGATGGAAACATCTACTCAAAAAAATAGACCGTGAATTTTGTGAAGTTCGCACTTACGTTGTAGGTGTGGATTTAAGTAAATCTGATTTACATCCAAAATGGCAAGAAGAAACACTACCGTTTTGTGTGGAAACAAAACCAAATCAACAACCAAAGAAAAAATCTTTTGAATCTATGTGGAAAACATACATCTTAGAACAAGATAAAGCAGAAGACGAATATATACCAGATTATGATTAAATTAGTTTACTATTGCGAAGAACATGATTGCGAAATCGAAGTCAAGTGTAGAGACAATAAATTCGATTTAGAGGCACACCCACCAAAAAAATGCATTTTGACTGGTGCACCTATTGAAGACTTTTATTATGACGAATACGAAGACGATTGATTTAGAAAAAACTATTTGTATAATCAAAGAAAACTTAACGACTGATTTACTCTCTAGAAGTTGGATTAATAAAAACGCTAAACAAAAGATGGCAGGTCATTGTTATCATGCATCAGCAGTTTTACAAGATTTTTTTCCTGAACTAGATTTATACAGAGGTATAGATGAAGAAGGTGAATATCATTGGTGGTGTCAAAAGGGTGATGAGATTATTGATATCACAGCAGAACAATATACAGAACGTGGTCTTACACCACCATATAAAGATGGTGAAAAACAAAGTAGATTAGGTTGGTCATACAAAGACAAAGTTAAAAAACTAAATGAAAGATGTCAGAATCAAATAGAAAACAAACAAACTACAATCTATAGTCATGAGAATTTATAGTAAAATAAGTGCTATGGTAGATAAAGCTGTAGAATATAGTAAGAAATTAGACATATCACATTACGATGCAGATATCAACATCTATAGACTTCCTCCGTCATTTACACAAAAAGGTATCATAGAACACCCTAGACAATTGGAAGGCAAAACTTATTTGTCCATCTATGTCAGATTAGACGAAGAGAGATACATAACGTTAGCACATGAAATGATACATGCCAAACAAATATTAGAAGAAAGACCTATTGATGAAAATGAGGCATACATTATGGAGAAACAACTAGCAAATGATTTATAATCCTGATATGAAACTTCATTTCTTCGATGAACCCTATAAACATGTTCTAATAGAAAACATTATGTTGCCTGAGATAGCAGACGAATTTTTATATAGTGAAACTATCGAAAGATTTTACGAAAAGGTTGGTTTAGAATTTGTTGAAGAGAGGTCTAATTGGAATAATATGAGAATGGATTTTAGACATTTTACCAAACATGTCATAGATGGAGAAGAAATTTCTCTAGACGATGAAAATATTAAAAAATTAATTTATCACGCTAAAGAAGAATCGTTTTCATGGTTACAAAAATGTGCAAACTATTTTGGTGTTATAGATTTACCAGAATTTTTAAGTGATACATATAAAACTGAAAAATTTAAAGAAGAATTTAAAAATGACATGTGTTATAGTGCATATATGCCTGTATCTAAACCCACACGATATGGTCAAGCAATACATAATGATTTCGTATTTAAACCCATATCAGGTATGATATATTTTAGACATCCAGATGATGTTAGTGCAGGTACAGACATGTTTGATAAAGACCGTAATTTTGTAAAATGTGTAGATAACATACACAATACTGCTTTTATATGGCCTAATATAGATGGTGACACATATCATAGACCTGCTTTGAGACAACCATCGCCTTTTCATAGAAAAATTATGAATATCAAGGTCAAACCAAGAAAAGAACTCACGCCTGAAGAGTGGGATAAATTACATAAAATACAGAGAGACCGAAACGAAATTGATTCGACTAGGGGTTGACAATAGCCCCCATTTTATACTATAATACAAGTATGAAAAATAAAGTGAATAGAATATTTGTAGATATGGACGGCGTACTTGCCGATTTCCTAAGAGGTGTAGAAATGCCACAATATCTTGGTGAACCTCTAACTAATGATGATGAAGGACATTCAACATACGATAAAAGAAAAGAAGAATTAACAAACAAGAGATTATTTGCAAATCTACCTCCGATGGTAGATATGTATGACTTGATTGCATACATCAAACATTGTGAATGTCCTTGGGAAATTCTAACTGCTGCTGGTAAAGTGAACAGAGAGTTAGTTGTTTACGACAAAAATTACTGGATAAGAAGATATGTTGACCCTAGTGTAGTTGTTACTTGTACTATGGGTGGTACTCAGAAAGCAGCTTTTGCTGAAGAGGGTGCAGTATTAATTGATGATAGACCAAAAAACATCAAAGCATGGGAAGATGCAGGTGGTATCGGTATCATACATACTAGTGCGAAATCAACAATCGAGAGATTAAAAGAATTAAGAAATGGTGAGAGTGGTGAGTAAGACCTTAATTGGAAATTCGAACTCAAGAAACGGCAGAAAGTCGCCCGCCGTATCATCATTTTAGGTCATCTTTGAGCATGTGCGCCCTAGTTTATTGACCTTAACTATAAACTGAAATTGCGGTCTATTTTTTCGGTGTGGGAGTTTTGACTATAAAAAAAACTCCCCTTTTTTTAAACTATAAATAAAAGTATGAAAACTCTAAAGACTATCTTAGAAAAAATCTGGAATTGGATTAAATACTTATTTACGACACGTTATAAAATTACCGTATCATTCAATAAAGAATACGGTGATGCAGACGATAGGTCATACATAGTAAAAAAAGTTTTAGTGCAGAAAGAAAAGCACTTGAAATTTAGAACGGAAGAAGATAAAATAGTAGAGTACAGAAGTTCAGCTGGACTGAATTATATTATAGAGGATTATGATGGTTGAATTATTATTTTTATCAGGAATAGCTCTAGTTGCATTATTCAGTATTTACCTTTTTTTAGCAAAAAGCTTAGAAGGTACTAAATGCATAACACAACCATACAGAACTAAAAATGGCAAGTTAAGAACTGCCTTAAAAAACAGGAGAAATTACTTAAATTAAAATGAATGATATAGCAGGATTAATGGTAGCATTTTTAATCTCATTTGGTGGATTACTATATTACACATACGATAATTTAGAATACAAGGGATACCCTAGAGTACAAAATTGTACAGGAGAGTGTTACGAAGAATATGTCAGAACACATGGTACAGCAGTAGAAATAGAAATGAAGAAACAAGAACTTGCGAGTGCAGATGAGTTTAGTAGTATCAGAAGTTTATGGGCAGGTTGTGCCGCTTGTCATGGTCAAAATGGAGAAGGCATGGCAGTTTTTCCAGCACTCAAGGGACAGACAGCAGATTATATCATCGACAGATTGACTACATATAAGAATAAAGGCGAAGTCGGTGCTATGTCATCAACCATGTGGGCCCAAGCAGGACAATTATCAGAACAAGACATTGCAACACTTGGCAAATTTATTGAGGTTGAATTAAAATAATGCAACAATTTTTTATAGCAATAATATTGGTACTTGGATTAGGTTCATGGTATCTATACAACGAAAATCAAACACTCACTGCAAATAACTTTAAATTAGAACTTGCAGTCGAAGAACAAAAAGAAACAATGAGAGTAATGCAAGAGAACTTTGAAAAGCAAGGTATAGCATTACAGAATCTATCCAGAAGAAATGCACAAATCGAAGCAGATAAAGACAAATATCTACAAATCTTATCAAAACACAACTTCGAAAAACTTGCGATTGCAAAACCAGGTTTAATGGAGATAAGGTTCAATAAAGGTACAGACGAAGTTTTAAGGGAGTTAGAGAATGATACTAAAGAAATTAGTAATCTTGACAGCACTAGCAGTAACGATTAGTGGTTGCTCAATATTAGGTACAAAGAAAGTAGAAGTTGTCTCGAAACCAGTTCAACTGGATATCATGCAACCAACACTACCAAGAGAGGTATCTTTACAAACTCCAAAATGGTACGTTGTTTCAGAAGCCAGAATTGCAAACCCATGTATTAAAAGATTACAAGACGATGGTTCAATGAAAAGACCAAAGTCTTGTCTACCAGAAGACAGGGAGAATCCAGATTGGCCAGAAGGATATACATATCTCGATAGATTTCTAGATGAAATGAAAGCACAAAACAATGGTGATGTTGTTTTCGTAGGAACTACAATAGGTGACTACAAGAAGATGACAATAAATAATCAAGAAGTTCGTAGATATATAAGAGAACTAGGTGAAGTAATAATTTATTATCGTGATGTAACAATGCCGAATGGTGACAAGGGTGTCGGTATTGAAGTGAAAAAGAATGAAACCAATAAAAACTAGTAAACCAGGTCCAGAATATTATAGACCTGCACAAGGATTTTATAATCATTTCTTTCCTACTACCATATTCAATGGTAGAGTCAATTTAAATCACGAAGAGGTCAGACAACACATAGACCATGTTACATCTAAAATACCTAAGGTGGTAGAAAATATTGATGGTGACCATCTACACAGAGGTAACGACTATACAACTTATTTCTTTCAAGAACTTAAACAGGAAACACACAATCAACCATGGTTCACTTCTTTTGCAAATCAAATGAAAGATTCTTATGTTGAATATCTAAGAAGTCAATTTCATTTAGACATGACAGGTCTTAAAAGAAGTGATATACATTTTTTTGCTTGGGTAAATAAATATTCGACTAAACATTCACACTCAGTACACGACCATGTTAGGTCAAGATTATCTGGCACATACTATCTGACCTGCGAAAATGCACAACCTATCACATTTATAAATCCAGCAAATGTAGCTGTTTTCAATAACGATGTATTAAACAACGACCACCTTGCAGAAGAAGATAGTCAATTTCTTATAAATGGTGCTGGTTCATCTCAGATGGAAGTTAAATTTATGCCGAAAGAAGGCGATTTCCTTTTATGGCCTAGTTATCTATTGCATTATGTACATCCAAGTGATGAATACGAAAACGATAATTATCAGAGATATTCTATATCATTTAATTTAGCACATAATATGCCTTTAGACAACAAAGAACATGGTGATGAATTAGATTATTCGTTTCTAATGGAGAATAATAATGTTTGATTATTATGCAAACGAAGAATTATATAAATTTTCTGAGAAGTGGAGTCCAATATATGATGATGTCAACAAGGTTCTTATCATAGATGACTTTTATGCCAATCCAAACGACATATATGACCATATCGAATGTCGACCTAAACCACTTTGGAAATATAATCCAGAACGCAATAGTCAAAACACTAAAGACTACCTTGATTGTCGTATTATAGATAGAAACGGACATCCAGGCAGAATATATTACGCAGAACACGAAAGACTTTTAAATCTATTTCGTCAATATTGGTGGAAAGGTCACTACGAATGGTCAAATGTATATGAATTTAATTGTTTCAAAACAATAAATGTTGATGATAAACAAATACAACATTATCCACACATCGATAGTGAATTGCAATGTCCTGATGAAACATCTGTACTCAATATGTTAGTTTACATGGATAAAGAAGAAGACGGTGGTACAGCAATATATCGTGGAGAATGGATAACAAACGATGAACAAATGAATCTTATGTATCCTGTTCATGAAAGATTTAAACTAGACCATGTTATACCTGCAAAATTTAATAGATGTGCTATTTTTCCAGGTAATCGTATGCATGGCGCTTATATTGATGATTATAGTAAATATAAAGAAAACTGGAGATATACGAAAGTTACATTCTTTCATCCAAAAAAATAATGTCTGTTGGTAGATGTAGTACATGTGGTAAAACACTTGATTTATATAAAGTGAAATATCACACACCACAAAATGAACCACCAGTACATATTTTTTGTGATGCATATTGTAGTAATGATTGGTATTTAAAAAATAATAAAATAAATAAAAATTTGGTTGCAAAATCAAATAATTAATTATATAATAAAATTATGGGTTGGTTAAATTTAAGTAGTAGTATTCGTTACACACCACACGGTAAAAAACGCAAGACTAAAGCATTTACAAAGAAATCCAAACGTACTAAATATTCAGAGTTAATTTCACAACAACAAAAAGTTTACGATGAAGTGATGAAAGAAATTAAACAAGAATATCCTTCATATGTATCTGATGCACGTGGTAATCTTACACCAAAAAAAGAACCAATGCAGTATACTGGTGAAAGAAAATTATTGGGCATAGCTGCGATGCATAAATCAAATCTAGTGCCTGTTTTTGAAGAAGATGAAAATTATGCCAAAGATTTGGCGAACATGAGGAGATAAAATTATGTCGATGAGTATTATTACATCTATTGCGAAAAGTGATACAACTAAAACGTTGAAAGATGTGAGAAGGTTAAAAACATCTCTTGATAGAGAGCATATCACTGAGAAACAAGGATTTGGTGCATTCGAATTTGTTGTAATATCTGATTACGACAAAGAAGAATTTGACTCAGTATGGGGAAATGCAGGTAATTATAGATTTATACCTGTTGAACAAGAAGAGATGCATGACCCTTCGTTTATGCAACGTCATGTCTTTAATAATTTATGGTCAGGTACAGGCGATAGAATGGTCTATATGGACCCTAAAGTGCATGTTCAAGGGTTGACCGCTATTTTAATGTACAAATCACCACCTGATAGAGGCGACTCAGGTCATTGTGACTTACCTATGTCTCAAGAAATCAAAGATAAACTCAATAATGAAGGTGCAAGTGGTATTGTTGCAGTCAAAAATTGGGCAAATCTAGGTGACACTGATTATTTTCCATTCTTTTACATGTTCTCATACGGTAATTTAAAACACGAATCTCTTCAGTTGAAAGACATTGAAGAACAAAAAAAATATCCAACGTTTTGGCATTGGGTTGAGTCAAGAGATGATTGTGTTATCGTTGACCAAGAAATTGGTGTTGCAGGTCCTTACTTCGTCAATAACGAAGCAGAAAACATGAAACTCAATCAAGCATGGGATGACAATGTTGCAAGTCTTTACAACGCAGAACCATCTTTATATACAAGAGCAGAATTAGGTGGAGAACCTGATGCATTGTATTTGAGTTATGGTCACGACTACAGAACCTTACAAAAACAAGTCAGTGTTCTGTACTTTGTTGGTGATGAAGACCCTAGTTCTGACCGTTATGCAGAACTCTGGTTAACAGGCGTAGAATAAAAAAAATATATCCAGTGAAATCGTAGGATAGAATATAGAGTCGATTGACGTCCTTCCGCTCGGAACAAGTTAGGAAAACATTCACATATAACTAACAGAGTAAATTGTCATTAAGGGAACTTTTGCAAGAGTTCCCTTTTTTTTAGCTGATTTTAATAAAATAACTCGATTGGTCAGTTGCAGAAGAACCGTAATTAAATAATGCAGTAGCGAGATTATTTCTTGCTGATGCTTGACCTGAATAAACACTATCTAAAAATGCAATGCAGAGAGCCTTACTATTTTTAAATCCTTGGTCTTGTTTATTATATAATGTCGTGAATTCTTCTTGAGTCAGTAATTTCTTACTCGGTGAACTATTTTTATTATGTCGTTGATATCCTTCCCAGAGATACGTAAACATTTTTTCGTCTTTTTTATATTTGTTGAGAAAACTTGTTTCGTTTTTATATAATTCATTAAATTTCTCTTGTAACAAATAAAAATTAACGTTACCTCCCCCTATTTTACCACCTGCAGCTGATGACCCTTTTATTTCACCTTGCCAAGACGTTGTTTTGTTGAAGTTACGAAACTGAATTTGCACACCATTGATTGTGACATAGATATCAATTGATTTAAAGAACTCACCTGTTTGCCCCCATGACCATTTGTACCATTTAGTATTAGGTAATGCGATTCGGTTGAATTCAGTGATTTTTCCGCCTGATTTACCAAGTTTTTTGAGCGAAATTCCAAGACATTTTCCATCATCTGCAAGTTTCTGGACCTTTGTTTTGAGTTCACCCCATGATGTACAACCCTTTAAAGGTGTCTCACTCTTAGATAATGTGGACATCCAGATATCGCCTGGGTTCCATTTATCGTGTGAGAATGAACCTGGCGCCTGCCTATCATTCGAAGCTGCATCACGTTTTTGTACTGCTGATTTCTCTTTATATAAATTCTTCATGAATTTACTGCCTCGATGAAAGTAGACTTTACCTGAGAATTTACTTTTATATGCAGAATAAATTATATTACTGATACGAATATATTGTTGTTCGTCTATCCATGCTTGTGTGATTTCTTTATAACATTCGTCAATACTTGCATCAGCATCAACATAAGAAGTGACATTACTTTTTTTTAATTCTGCAAGAGTAGGTAAAACCTTTAATGTTGTCTTTGCAACGTTGAATTGATACGAACAAACGTAACACTGCATACACTCTTGAATTTGTGTTGCCCTTGCGCCTGCACCACTGCCTGTGCCTCCGCCCATTTCGGGTGCTTTAAATAACTTTGATGTTCTCAGAGTCAGAGTTTTAGAACCTTGACGATAGGTGACTTCTCCGTGCGCCTTATCACCCTTAGGAAAAGAAACACTCTCTACGAGAAACCCTGCACCTGTGCCATTTGCAGTCGTATAGAATTTGACCTTATCACGTATCATAAAACGAATACAATCAGCACGTGACGAACCTGCATAAGGGCCTGCTGATGCTTCTTTCTTTAAGTCATTTGCTGAGAGTAATGCCATAATATCTATTTATACCATAACACGAATCCGTAGACACTGCAAGACGCTTCCGAAGATACTGACCGTTCCGTAG